TATAACTATTACATTCGCTGGGTTCATAAATAAATGCGATTGGTTTTTTATTTACTAATACTTCGACATGAGGTGATACAATTTCGCCGATTGATGGTTTATTAATAATTTTTATATGTTTATGACCATCTGATTCTAATATTTCTTTTAAGATATTAGCAGTTTTTTTAGGATTTTCAGAAATGACATCAAAATCAGGAGATTTATAATGTTTGTTAATATAACGCGTAAATAAAGAAAACGCATATCCTCCAAAAAATACAACTCCTTGTGATATAAGGCTATTTTTTGTGGTATTATATATTTTATAATTTGTATGATTCATCGTATCCATACTATCCGTACTATCCATACTATCCATATCATCATTTTCAAAAGATTCTATGAATAATCGTTGTTCGCATTTTTCACCCTTTAATGGATAATTTTTATTTAGTAATTGAAGTCGTTTAAATACTTTTTCCCATCGACTTACATCTCCAAGTGGTCTAGATAATTCTAAATACATGGACATTCTTAAAAAATTAGGAGGCGCATAATGAATTCCATCTACTTTGATTGAATCTTTATATACCATTTTAAATAATTTAGTATCTATATGAGTAATATCCGCTACAGGTAAAAAATTTACAAATACTTTATAAGTTCCATAATGTTGGCCTGCTTTTGCTTCGACATCTTTATATCCCTGAGAAAAATATATATCAGCTAATTCTATAGCATCGTCAAGTGCGTTAGAAGAAAAAAAATCATAATCAGGCAATTCAATGTTTCGATTATAAAATTGGTCTTCTTCTGGTAATAAATTATTAATGGCTGTTCCACCATAACAAACGCATTTCTTTTTTCTTAAAAAGCTTTCAACAATTTCAATCATTTTTTTGACTTCAGGTGAATTTACTTGTTTTTGTCCTGCTTTTTTTTCTGCTAATTCAATCGCATGTCTAAGTATTTCTAATTCTTTTGATATATCATCTTTCTTATTTGGTGTCATATATATAATTCAAAGAATATATAATTCAAAGAATATAAAATTTGAATTATAAAGTGTTTGTGTTTGTGTTTGTGTTTGTGAATCAGAGGTATATGTAAATTATATATTGAAACTATATGCTTCATTTTTAACGGAGCGACTTGCGTATGAATATTTAGGGTTAGCAGGCGGAGGCACAGGTATAGTTACAGGGACATATCTTAATTTTTCTGGTTTTAATATAAATGCTGAGTTTTGATTTTCAAATAATTTATTATAATAATCTAAATTACTATCCTTTTTCTGTAATGCCATAGCTACAAATTGGCATCCATATGTCATACATAAAGCAGATGATGGGTTTTGTATTCTACCAGTTTTATCTGGTGTTACAATACTCATATTTTTTTTATTATATTCAATTAATTCATTATGTTCTTGTATATTTTTGATTTGACTGAAATTATAATTTCTTAAAAATACAGAACTAGACGCCATATTGACATATTCGTTTAATGGTGTTTGTTGGTATAAAGGATTTTTTCTATCAACCATAATAATCACTTTACCTAATAAGTTTTTAATAGGTACGCTTGCTAAATTTTGGCCGTCGTATTCATAACTGTATTGTTTATCTAACATACGATTTTGTAATTTTGAATATAATATTTTAGCCATTGAATCATATATAGGTTTATTATTGCTCATAATTCTAAAATGTAAAAAAAGTGGGTCTCCTGGGTTTGGACATGTTCCATTTGAAAATGCGTAATCAGCTATAATATTCATTGCGCTTTCAAATGAAACGCTATTATATGTTCCTTTTGTGAAGAAATCTTTAGAATCAGAAACGGCAATCACTGGATTGTTATTTACAGAATAAATTTCAAAATCTAAACATCGCGCGCCTTGTTTAATGGCATTTTTAAGCGCACATATGTTCACATAATCATTTTTAAAATTTCCTGCGCAACAAGCATTATATGCGGTTTTAATATAATAATCCCTTAAATTATAGGATGCTGATTCATCACCATCACCATTGTTTGTGTCAATTGATGATAATTTTGGAAATGTAGTGTATAAATTTTCAAGACGATTACAATTAGAATTATTTTTTCTAACTATACTTGTTCCGTATAAAATAGCAGATGCGATTACAACAACAATAATTGTATAAGCTACTAACATTACAATGTTTGTTTCTACGGCTTTATCATTTAATTTTAATAGATTCATAAAATATTGTGAACCCTCTTTTACTTTGCCAGCTATATCTGAGTACTTAGGGATTGTCATATCAGGCATCTTTAATATAATATAATATAATATAATACTATAATATTATATTATAAGTTTAACACTGATAAAAATAGTTAAATAAAAATTATATAATAAATATATAATATAATATGCCAGGTGGCTTACTAAATATTGTTGCTTACGGACAACAAAATATAATTTTAAATGGTAATCCATCAAAAACGTTTTTTAAGTGTGTTTATGCCAAATATACGAATTTTGGTCTTCAAAAATTTAGAATCGATTTTAATGGTCAACGTTCGCTTAGATTAACAGAAGATTCTAAATTTACATTTAAAATACCTAGATACGCGGATTTATTAATGGATACTTATTTGGTGGTACAATTACCTACAATATGGAGTCCTATATTTCCTCCACAGACTTGTGATAGTGAATGGGTAGAATATGGTTTTAAATGGATAAAAAATTTGGGTACTCAGATGATAAAAGAGGTACAAATCACGATTGGTGGGCAAATTATAGCACAGTATTCTGGACAATATTTATATAATATGATAGAACGTGATTTTTCGAATACTAAAAAGGATTTATATTATAAAATGACAGGTAATGTGCCTGAATTAAATAATCCGGCTTATACAAATGGAAATATAAATATATATCCGAATGCTTATTATAATCCAAGTCAAACGGGTCCTGAGCCTTCCATAAGAGCTAGAAAATTGTATATACCGATAAATACATGGTTTACATTGAATAATAAGATGGCATTTCCTTTAGTTGCTCTTCAATATAATGAATTAATTATTGATGTTACATTAAGACCGATACAGGATTTATTTGTAATAAGGGATATTGGAAATGAGAATAATATATATCCATATGTTAGACCGAATTTTAATAATATATATCATGCGTTTTATAGATTTTTACAGCCACCTCCAGATGTTTCATTGAATGTGTCTTCATATACAGATAAACGAACAAATTGGAATGCTGATGTACATTTGATAAGCACCTATGCGTTTTTAACAGAGGAGGAAGAAAAGGTATTTGCTTTGAATCAGCAAAAGTATTTGATAAAAGATGTACATGAATATCAATTTAATAATGTTACTGGTTCTAATGTAGTTCAGCTAGATACATTGGGTATGATTTCAAATTGGATGTGGTTTTATCAAAGAGATGATTCTTATATGAGAAATGAGTGGAGTAATTATACGAATTGGCCTTATGATTATTTGCCGTATCCAATAATCAATCCATCAGGATTGTCTTCTATTACAAAATATACAAATCCATGTCCAAGTCCGCCGGGACCTGGTCCTACAAATATTGGTCCAGATATGAATCCAAATGGTTCAAATACTGGTTATTTTATAACGCCTGATTATACCCCGCAAAATGAGAAAAATATTTTAAGACAATTTGGTATACTTATGGATGGAAAATATAGAGAGAATATATTTGAAGCGGGAGTTTATAATTATATTGAAAAATATGTAAGAACATCGGGGGATTCTTCAGATGGATTATATTGTTATAATTTTGGATTAAAAACAGACCCATATGATTTCCAACCAAACGGAGCAATTAATATGAGTAAATTTAAAACGATAGAATTGGAGTTTACAACGATTTCCCCTATATTGGACCCTAATGCTGCGTTTTATCAAATTTGCGACCCTGTAACAAAAACAGTCATTGGTGTGAATAAACCGTCATGGATTATATATGATTATAATTTTAATTTAACTGTAATGGAAGAACGAT